GTGTCATGCTGATGCCAAGCACCAATTTGTTGCTCAGGAACATAAGTCAATCCCAACAACAAACCAGTCGATGATATAAACCAAATCAGTGGATGCGGTGACTTGCTGTAGCACATGTCAGAAATCTCATAATTGTCAAACAAATGCGCTGCTCGAAGCGACAAATCTCCTGTGATGTATCCATTGGACTGCCATGAGTATCCAAGTTCACGGATGTGACCGCCACGCGCCGCGCAATAAACCATGCTGTTATTGATAATGCTTGGCTGCACATTGCTTGCGCCAATGTAAGACTGAGGTCGAACCGAAATCGTGGTTGGCGTAATAGCATCGCTGTTGACTGGAGACACTCGCCACTCGGCTGCGCTGGTCAACAGCATCAACTGCTGCAAAGGAACAATGTGCCGAATGGTATTGGCTTCACGCGCTGCAACCTTAAACGAGATTCGGTCGTCATCCTTTACAGGCAAGTGGTACGACATGTCGCTTTCAGTCCCTGACCGTGTCATCCACAATTGCTGTGGAGCGTAGGTTGTTCCTGCAAACACTCTGCGCTGTTCAAAGTACGAAACTGCTCCAGGATAATTGTTAGCACTATTAAAGACCGTTTCAACAACAGGAGTTGTAATTCCCATGTCGGGCGCAATGTTGTTGTCTGTAAATGACAAAGCCTGTGTTTGACCAATGTATCCGTACAATCCAGACTGAATTTTGTAGATGTTGTATCGAATAGCGCCAGCAACCGCAGACCAAGTAATCGTGTTAAATGCGCCATTGACATACAAATTGTTTGTGACATTTACGCTTGCGGACGCAAGACTCTCGTCAACTCCGTTTGCAGCAATAGCAGTGACAACATAATAATTTACTATGTCAAATATCTTTGTTCCATATTCAATTTTGCCGCCACTTGTATAGGCAGTAAATAAACTTGTGTCTACAGGTACGCCAGTTGCGTAATCTTTTACCGTTAATGCTGCGGTCCCTTCAGTATTTACAACATAAAAACCTGTTGTTAATTGGGTCATTCCACCAACACTGCTGATATACACAGAATCACCTTTGACAAATTGATGTGCAGAAGAACACACAATAGATCCTGGACTTGCCAGTGAAATAGAAACAATGTCAAATCTTTCACCAAAGGATGCTGCGACTGCGACACCTGTTGGACTTGACACGGCTGGAACAAAAGAAATAGAAGTTAAAGTCCACTGCGTTGCGCCAAGTCGTCGCAGTTCACGCGGTGGGTAGTTTGGATGAACAAGCGTCAACACATCTGACGATTGCACATAGTGAATGTCAAACAAATCCGCTTCTAAGTATGTACTTGGAATTTCGTATGCAGCGCTTGGTATTGGATACCAATATGTGGCATTCGTTGGCAGGTTGCCTGTCGATGCAAGGATGCAGTAATAGTTGTTACCTAAGTAACTTACCATTGCTCCAACCACATATGGAGTTGCTCCGTTGTATGCGGCTCCAGTACCTGCAAGCAATGTCTCGCCCTGCGTGTGGAATCGTATGTAGCCTTGACCAAACTCAAGAACCATTGTTTGTGTGGTGCTGTATGTAAATGGAATGAGTCGAGTCTTCTTGGTGCTGTCTTTGACTGCGCGTACAAACTTTGTTCCTGGTCGGTTTACGGCAGGACCTTGCGGCAATGCAATAAAGTTCCGCATCTTTGCAGCGCCAGTCTGAAACTTTTGATCATCAATACGACCAAACATTTCTGGCGACAACTCGCCACCAGCAAATGACCGATTGAATGTTCTGGTCGTTGGCATTAGCGTCCACTTGTCCACGAAACAACATGCTCAACCCTGATGTTCCTTTGATTTGAATCAGATTGCTTTGCTGCTTGCAAGTATCCAGCCATCATCTGAATGCAACGCTTTGCTTCCGCAGATCCTGCATCTCCCTTGATGACTGGACCTGCAAGCATGCTTGCAAGATGCCAACTCAAAGACAGAACAAACAACGAATCAAACTTTGTTGGATCTGTAATTAAAGCCTGATACCGAAGTACGGCATTTTCTTGATTTGTGTAAATGACTTTGTTGCCAATAGTGTCAACCTCAATTGAATATGGCTGAGGTGTGTATTGCCCAGCCGCAACAACTGGAGGGAAAAATGGTGTGTCGGTTGGAACGAAACGAGCCGAGTAATCATCACCAGCATCTGAAGCAAGAATTGAAACTGCAACAGACATATCCGAAGGAGCAGCGTATGCATACAGCCATTCGGTTATTGGGTTCGTAACTTGAGCCAACGAGATGCGCTTTGAAGCAAAGTTCCAATTATGCATTTGAAGCATTGTGTCTCTCGCAATTGCATAGAAACGCTTGCAATGCTCAGCCTGTGCGGAACCTTCAGGAGGATCAATGCTCGAAACCGTTGCATCGTCACCAATATGAGCCAACGCAAGGTTACAAATATCTACTTGTGAAGCCAAATTCAGCCACCTTTCTTTAAATATTCAATTGCACGACAAAGGTAAAGTTGATTGTCTTTAAACCCACCTAATGCTGTATTACATGAATTGCAAAGCAAACCACGAATGCGACCAGTTGCGTGACAATGATCTACTGCAAACACAGGACCAGCATTACCGCATCGTCCACCTGGTGTCTCAGTTTCGCAGATTGCACATCTTTTACCCTGTGATTCAAGCATTAATTCATATTGAGCAATAGTAAGTCCATATTTTGTTTTTAATTTTGATCGACGAATAATTTTTGCAGTATTAGATGGGTCTAATTTGTTTTTTAATCTTTGCATTATTGCTTCGCATGGTTTGCATGGTGAACGAACTCCACCAAGCGCCTTACCGTGAGGTCCAAAATTAGAACGCGGTTTAAATACACCACATTCTGTGCATTTCTTTGGGTCTTTTCCAACATATCCCATCGAACCTCCTTATGAAAACGAGAGGAGCCGTGATTTCTCATCGACTCCCCTCGCTCGTATGAATCTTTACAAACGAGATTAGTCAGCCGAAGAAGCAACAGTCTTGTTTTTTGGAGTCCACTTTTGTTTTGCAACTTGAGTGTCCTCTACTTTGACATCGGTCTTATCAAATTCAGTCCCGTCGAGAATTTCGACATTTCCGTTTTCTGGACCGTTGTATTCAAATTCATCTCCTTCATTGCGAAGTGAGTTGTCAATGAAACATGTGACTTTTGCTTTTACCTTTGACATTAAATCTCCTTAAATTATTAAACGACAGAGAACCCAGACGAATAGAACTTCTTTGGATCTGAAATATCCAAAACAATATCGGTTGTAACAGTACCAGCACTCATTGTTCCAGTTACATCGTAGAAAGCACCAATGTAACGCAGTCCTGTGCTTGCAAATTGTGGGTTAATGCGAACAAAGAATTGCGCCCCAGCCGTGAGATTGGCAAGTAAAATTGCGCCTGATGTGCCAAGTGTTGTATCACCAGTCACAATAGTTGCGTCAGTAGAACCCTTTACAATGAATTCAATAGATGTTCCACCAGCAAAAGCGGTGATCACGGTGACCGCCATATACAAATCCATGCCTTCGCCAATATCTCGCGCTTGCGAAAGATCGATAACATCGGTCGCCGCCAAATCCGTGCCCAAGATTGCTTGAGCATCCGAAAGTCGTAGTAATTTATCAGTAATCATTTTGTGTTTTTTCCTTTTTTAAAATTTGAATTATGAAACAACGGCTTCTGTGTTGAGCAACGCATCAACCTTGCGACATGGAACTCCCAAGAATGACAACCAACTGTGTGGCTGACCAAACTGGGAAAGACCTTCGTTCACTTTGAGAACTGCCTGAGATCGATCCATTGCTTGAACAGTAAGACCAGAATGCACTGTTCGGTTCATGTAGAACGCACAACGACCCATTGACATGTTTGGAATGCGATACAAAGACCGAGCCATCAACTTGATGATGTTTGTTCCAACCGCTGTCGTTTGCGTTGTAGTACCAGCAAGAAGATCGGAAACTTTAATGTTGCAGATTCGGACGCAATAACGCCAGTCCTTGACAACAAGACCGTTCTTCCATTGGTAACGAGTTGCATACGCTTGCATGCGACCGTCAGTATTAAACACAGTTTGTTCGCCAAGATCCTCATGAATCAAACCAGCCTTTGAACCCTTTGGGAATGGGCAATACACAGTATTGTCTCCCCAACAAACCAAATACACGCTTGCATTTGATGTGGCATCTGCTCCACCAGCAGTAATAACATTTTGACCAATTGTCCCAGTCAAAGTTGAGTATCGACCAGCCAATCCAAGGAAGGACTTTGGTTCCGTGG